AATTGAGTTTTGATTTTAGGAATAATTGTTTGTATATATTCTTTTAATGCGGTTGTATCATTTACATTGGTAATGTATTTATTTAACAATTGCTTTTGTGATTCGTCTAATACCGAATATTTTTGATTGAATTTATCTACAATTAATTTGTATGTTAATAATCGCATATCTGTAGATTGTGATTTAAATGCTTCTAATACCGGATCTTTTTCGTTTGTTAATAATTGATTAGATTTGGTATTACGTCCATGATTAAAAATTACAAATTTGCATTCTAACAATTGTTTTGGATTTGCTGTCTCAACGTTATCAAATATCATACAAATAGATGCTAATGATTTATAATTTGGTATATGCATTTTTGACATGTTTTCAAAAAGGAACTTTTGTGAAATTTCTTTTATCAAATTATATCGCTGACGTTTTAATAATGATTGATTCAAATTTGAATGTGCTAATTTCATTGTACGAATATATTCAAATGCACGTGCTTCGCTAGAAAATGTTTCTTTAATTAACGATGTATACATGCATAATTCTTTAGATAATTCGGTATTTTTGCCAAAATATTTTTTTATTAGGTCAGCAGTTACTGTTCTATTCGAAGACATTGTTTCTGATGTTAATTTATGTACCAACATTTCAAACAAAAGTCCGGTGTTTTTATACTTCGAATGTTTTAATTTCTTCATATGATCATAATCATTTTATTTATGTATAAATATGTTGTTTCTTATAAAATATTATCTTCATCTAATAATGAGCCTCGATCACTATCGGATTTTACTATTTTATTTGATTTTAATGATTCTAGTATTATTTTTGGTGTTTTGCCTTTTAAATAATTTAATATGTTATGACGACTTTCTGCAGTTGGTGCTTTTTCAGCAGTTGGTTTGCCTGGAAGAAATGCTGTTGTTTGATTTTTTGCGTTAAATGCTTGATCAATTTCTTTTTTACCGGTAGGATCCCAACCAAATTCATTTTTGTGTTGACCATATTTAATTCCTTCGGGAGGTCTCCCTCCTTTATCTTTTTCTTCAACTTCATTTGATGACATATGCACTGTTGCTAAATCATGCGGTGTACCAAAAGATATTCCTGTAATAGCAGGATCGTTTCCTTCTTGTTCAATTTGATTTTGACGGAATCGTAATTTTAAATCTTCAACTACATCATTGCGTTCTTGTAGCCATTGTTCCTCTGACATATTAAATATGTATTCATATATGTATCTATCTGAAACTAGTTTCGAATCTTTCATTGCATTAGCCAATGTTATTTTTTCATTCATTAATGCAACTTTTTGTTGATCATATATTATTGATGGTGATGTTAATTGTAGTTCAAATCCAACTAAATCTTCGCCTTCAAACCCTTGCGCATATAAATGTACAATTGCAATCTTTGTTAATTCAGAAACTACAATTTTTTGAATGCGTTCTATTGTTCTAGCAAATCGTATATCCATGGACGCTAATGTAGTTTTGCCTTCAACGCCTTCGCTGTATCCTAAAAACGGTTTAGGTATTTTAAGTGCAGCCATCATTTTATGTTTAACATAATCAATATCTTCTATTCCGGTAAAAGTCATACCCGGTAATGTATCAATTGCTGTAGATGATTGGCCTCCTCGTACTGGTAAATAATAATCTTCTAACATGTTATTTAGATTGAATTTAAGATTATAATTTCCCGTTTGTGAATCAATATGTGGAATTTTTTTCATTTTAGTAATAATTTGTTCCATGAATGTATCTACTTCATTTGGTGGAATATTACCAATATCAATTTTAAAAACACGTTTTTCTGGTGCACGCATAATACGATGTATTAACATGGCATCTTCTAACATCATTAATTTTTGAAATTCCTTGCGAGCTCCTTCTAACATGGATCTACCATATGGTAAAAAGTTGGAGTCTGATAACATTCGAAAATGTGCTATCTCAAATACATCGTATGGCAGATTTTGTGCTGATGGGTGTTTAAATGTAATTTTATATTCGCCAGTATCTTCACTATATTCTTCAAATCTTTCAATTTCATAGCTAGAAAATGGTCTAGCATTTAATATCCCAACATTTTCAGCAATATCTAATTTCAAGAAAAAGTCACCATATTTGGTCATGTTGCGAATCCAAGTCCACAAATTAAAATCAATGTTTAATACATCATAAAATAAATTATAAAGTATTTTTTGTATTTGAGTTTTGCTAGTTTTAATTGTTAAAATATCTCCAAATTGATCAGCTAATGTTGATTCGTCTGAATATATATCTAATGCTGAACTAATAATTGGGTCTTTGTCCATCATTTCGTAATCAGTATATAATTGAATACGATTTTGATTTAAATTGTAGTTTGTATCATATCCTCCGTTTGCTCCTCCGGAGTATTTGTTTGAATTGTACATTCTAGCATATCGATCAGTAACTTTTGTTTGATTTATATTACCAACACCTTGCAATCGGTTTGTATCTACTACACGTAATCGATCTTTTCCATATGACCGTACTATTACGTTTGTACTAAATAGATTTTGTAAGCGTTTTCTTAAAGATGGCATAATTAATATATTTTAATTATAAATATAACTTGTTTTAGAACAATGCAAATTTTAACGGATAAGCCACGTCAAATCTTCATTATTGAAGCCATTGTTCCATGACCAACCGTCGGGCTGTCCTGCAGGCTTTCCGGTATATATAACTGGGTCTGTTTTTTGAAATTGTGATAATGATCTTTTTGTTAATTCAATTCCTTGTTGTCGTAACTTGAGTGATGTATCTCGTAACCAAAGTCCAATACAGAATGCCATAACTAGGTCATCATTGTATCCGGATTGTGATTGAGCTTTTCCGTTCAACCAAATAAATACAAATAATTCTTGAATTAATCGTTTACTTCTAATTACTGGAGTTCGTTCACGCATATACATTTCTAGTGCTGATATCATTAATGGCCTAGTGCGAGTTGTAGTTGATACTCCAGGAACCATTTGGCTCTTATCTTTCATATCATACCCTTTTTTCAATTGCACATCAGTATCAACATATCCATCATCTTTATATGTATAAAATATATTTTCATAGTTTCTGTCTAGTGCCGGCTGTATTGCAGCCCACCCAATGTTTGCATTTTCAATTGCTAGCAACGCCATATTCCATTCAGTTGCAACTGTTACAAGCATATTACCAAAATCTTTTGGAGGTAGTTTGCCTTTATACTCAGCAACTTGTCTAGTGTCTTGAATATCTATTACATGAAATGTTGACCAGTCACCTCCGTCGCCTCTAGCAACGTCAGCAACAACTAAATAATCTTTTGCATAGTCCGGGTATTCCCATATCCAATATGCATTATCAAATCCTCGCTTTTCAATTGGTTCACTACATTTTAAATCATATTCTAATAGTATTGAACCATCAATTACAGTGTGACCTGAACTAATAAAATCGCAATCACATTCTTGTGCAGCACCACGTTCGCCTAATAGTTGTGTTTGTTGATCACGCCAATCTTGGTTACGTTCAGGGTGCAATTCCCAATTCAATTTAATTGTATGGAATCCATTTATTTCTGCTTCCGCATCTGCCCATGTTTGATGAAACCAATTACCTACTCCGTTTGGCGTAGACAAAACTATGGCTCCTCCTCCTGTTGATAATGTTGCTTGCGATGCTATCCAAATTTCTTCAATGTTACGAATAAATGCTGCTTCATCTATAATAAGCAATGATAATGCTTCTGAACGTGCTCCAGTTGTTGCAGATGATACTGCTTTAATTTGTGAGCCGTTTTTAAATTTAAGTGAAAGTTTATTGTCAGCCTCAATTGTACCTTTTAGCCAACTAGGCAAATTGTCGTGCATTACTCGCACTTTAGTTACCAAGTTTTTTGCTACTTCTTGAGTTGTTGCAATAACTAGTACGTTAAAATCATCTGCAAATAGCATGCTCCATAATGCAAATCCTGCTGATAGTGTTGATATTCCTAACTGTCTAGATTTGAGTATAACGCTGTATCGATTGTCTCGTAATTCAGTTAACGACTGCTCCTGGAATGGAAACAAATTAAATTTAATTTTACCTTGTTTGGGATGTTGAATGTAACAATATTGCCGCATAAAAAATACAGGGTCTTTAGCACACATTAAATATTGTTGCTGTATTATCTGCTTTATGTTGGTAGACATCTTATTTATTTTATAAGTTGATTGACAAGTATCCCAACGCCAAACGCTGAAACAAATCCTGCTCCAAACCACAATGTATTTTTATTGTACCATTTTGGTTGCAATGATTTTTCTCGTTCTACATACAAATCAATGTTGTCTTGTAACAATTTAATTTGTGTATCCTTATAAGATATTTGTGTTGTATTTAGTTTAATCAAAGTATCTTGTTGCGTTACTAGTATTTTATATTCAGCAATAATGCTAGTATTTTTTTCATCAGCTAGCAATAATGAATCTATCATATTAGAGATTTCAATCAATTCTTGTTGAGTAAAACAAGTATCAGGAGCTTGCGTTTTTTGTGTAAAAATGCTGATTGGTATCAATAATATAAGTGCTAGAAGTTTCATATGCTATTTTTTTTATTGTTGCGAACTTTATTTAAAATATTTTGTTTAGCATTTTTTGCTGTCGTTGGCTCTACTTTGATTGGTTCCGATTCCAATTGTTCAATTTTTGTTTTTTGTTCATCAATTGCAGTAACTAGTAAATCAGATTGTTCATCCAATATTATTGTTTTACCTTGCAATTCATCAAATTGCTGTTTATTGTCACCAATTTTCTTTGCAGTTTTTTTTAATTTTCGATTAGTACGTTGAGTTTGTGTTATTGTTAGTATCCCAACAAGTCCAATAATTGCGGCTACGATCCAGTGCCAATATAATTTAATTGTTTTCATTTTGTCTTCCGTTTAGTTTATTTAAAAAATTTTCTTTGAATATATCAAATTGTTTTTGTATGGTTTCGTTAAATTCGTTTGGTGTCATTTTTGCTGACCAATGTTCAATTTCTCCGGTGGTACTTGTTACAAACTTAGATGCTTGTGTATATGTATCTTTTAATAATGCAACATCTTGTTCAGCTGTTGCTAACCATGCCATGGCATTGTCATGAATTTTTTTATGTTCATATTCATCATACGTGCCTGCTTTTTTTAATTCATGTTCCATTTCTATTACACAATCAAAACACATTTTATGTATAGTTTGCATTTTTTTATCTAATGGATGAACCCCAGCGCATGTGCAAGTTTCTTTTCTACAATTAGGAAATTGTTTTAATTCGTTACGTAAATTATTAATTAAATTAGTTTTTTTTGTTTTACGTACTCGATATCCATCTTTTTGTTCAACAACATGTATAGTACCAGATGTGGCTGTTTCTTCCCAAATATCACCAACATCGCGATGTTTTGTTTGTTGATCTACAACCTGTTTATCTTTAAATCCTATTATTTTTTTGGATTGAAACTTGTGTTCGCCATCTAACATTTGTTGGACAGCTTTAATATTATGTAACTTTTTAGACATTTGTTATTGTTCGGGTTTAGATTTATCAGCTG